ACAAGTTGGGTCTATTCAACGATTTTCTAAATAACCTCTAAGTTTAATAAAACTATAAATAATAAAAGATTCTAACAAGATCTAGTAACCCGTACTTGGTAACAATTAACACGAAATGGAAAACATCGAAGAAAACGTAGTAACCAAAGGTGCAGCTGCTGCTCAAACATCAGAAATTGGTGGAGCACAAGTAGAAGACCTTGGTGGACCTACCCCAGAAAACTACAAGCCTGATGACAATTCAGCAAAACTCAAAGACCCTGCTGCAACTTTAGCACAAGTTAAAGATGTTGTTAATAGTAAAGCAAAGTCTGAAGCAGTTTCTGATGAGTTAGAGGATGGGCAAGAGGTCGTTTCTGAAGATGAAACACCTACTGAAGAAGTTGTTGCCGAAGAGGAAACTACTGAAGAAGAAATCGTAGCCGAAGAAGAGACTACTGAAGAGGAAGTTGTTGAAGAAGAAGTTTATGACGTTGACGCAGACGTTAATGCACTTCTTGAAGGAGAAGAACTTTCTGAAGAGTTTCAAAGCAAGGCACGTACAATTTTCGAGACCGCAATCAAATCTAAGGTTGCAGAAATCAAGGAAGAACTCAATGAGTCTTATGCTAATGCTCTAGTAGAAGAACTAGACACTATTAAGAAAGGACTTACAGAAAGAGTTGATTCTTATCTTGAGTATGTTGCTGACGAGTGGATGCAAGAGAATGCACTACAAGTTGAAGCAGGTCTTAAAACAGAAATGACTGAGTCCTTCCTAGAAGGTATGAAGTCACTATTTGAAGAACATTATGTAACTATCCCTGAAGAAAAATATGATGTGCTTAATAGCATGGTAGATAAGCTTGATGAAATGGAAGATAAACTCAATGAGCAGATTGAGAGAAATGTTGCTCTCAACTCCAGATTGGCAGAATCCACAGCAGATGTAATTTTTGCAGATGTTGCTGAAGGTCTAGCAGACACTCAGAAAGAGAAACTTGCTGGTTTAGCAGAAAATGTTGAGTTTGAAAGTGAGTCAGACTATCGTGAGAAGCTTGGTACTTTAAAGGAATCTTATTTCCCTACAAAGACAGCAAGCACTCCAAAAAGCACCTCTGAAAATTTATCAGAAGAGGTTTCTACTGACGAAGTAGCATCCGTGGATCACACTCCTCGTATGCAAGCCTATCTGAATACACTTTCTAGAGCTGCTAAAAAGTGATTTTTAAATTATTAATTTCAAACAAATAAAAAGGTAAACTTAAAATGCAGATGTACAATTCTGAGGTTCTGCAGGAAAAGTGGGCTCCTATTCTCGATTATGATGGCCTTGATCCAATCAAAGATTCTCATCGTAGAGCAGTCACCGCAGTCCTGTTAGAAAACCAAGAAAAAGAATTAAGAGAGGAAGCATCTTTCCTTTCAGAAGCTCCAACAGTAAACACTGGTAGTGGTGCTAGTGCAGCAGGTTTCTCTGCTGACGCAACCGCAGCTGGTCCTGTTGCTGGTTTCGACCCCGTTCTGATTTCATTAATCAGACGCTCAATGCCAAACTTGGTCGCATATGACCTTGCTGGCGTTCAACCAATGAATGGTCCTACAGGACTTATCTTCGCAATGCGTTCACGTTACACTAATCAGAGTGGAACTGAAGCACTATTCAACGAAGCAGATACAGCATTCTCAGGACAACCTGATGGAATGGATGATACTTCTGGTTTCACCGCTACAGGTGCAAACAACGTTGGTTTAGGTACAACTCAGCAGCAAGGTTCAAACCCAGGACTTCTTAATCCTACTGCTGCTCAAACAAACGCTACTGACTACAACGTTGGTCAGGGTATGCGTACAGACTCTGCTGAAGATCTCGGAGATGGAACTGGCGATCAGTTCAACGAGATGGCATTCAGCATCGAGAAAGTAACAGTTACTGCGAAATCTCGTGCGTTGAAAGCTGAGTACAGTCTAGAACTTTCTCAAGACTTGAAAGCAATCCACGGATTGAATGCAGAAGCAGAACTTGCTAACATTCTTTCTACTGAGATTCTTGCTGAGATCAACAGAGAAGTTATTCGTACCATCTATAACGTAGCAGAACCTGGTGCTCAGGCAAACGTTGCTACTGCTGGTACATTCGACCTTGACACCGATTCAAACGGTAGATGGTCAGTTGAGAAGTTCAAGGGACTTATCTTCCAGATCGAGCGTGATGCTAACGCAATCGCACAAAGAACTCGTCGTGGAAAGGGTAATATGATCCTAACATCTGCTGATGTTGCTTCTGCCCTAACAATGGCTGGTGTACTTGATTACACACCTGCTCTTAACTCTAACCTTAATGTAGACGATACAGGCAATACATTTGCTGGTGTTCTTCAAGGTAAGTATAGAGTATACATCGATCCATATTCTGCAAACGTATCACAGAATCAGTACTACGTTGTTGGATATAAAGGTTCTTCACCTTATGACGCTGGACTGTTCTACTGCCCATACGTTCCTCTACAGATGGTTCGTGCGGTTGGTCAGGATACATTCCAACCTAAGATTGGCTTTAAGACAAGATATGGTCTTGTTGAAAACCCATTCTCACAAGGTAGTATTGCTGATGGTCAGGGACTTGGTGTTCTTACACGTAACAAGAACCGCTATTACAGAAGAGTTAAAGTTACTAACCTTATGTAAGAAGAAAGGATATAATTCCTTTAATCAAAGCACTCCTTCGGGGGTGCTTTTTTTTGTCTAAATATGCTATAATGTTATTAAAAATTGAAAGTGAAGATAGATCATCAAGAATTATTCCCGACTCCAGTTTTTCAAATAGAATTATCTAATATTGATAATCGGGAATTAGAAAATGGAGTATATAAAATTAAAGAAAATGATAAAGGTATAAAATTATCAAATAATGGTGGTTGGCATAGTAATCCGCAAAGTCAAGAGTTAAATATTATATTCAAACCATTTATAGATGAATTAATAAAAGTATTACCTGAATTGCCATTTGAACCAAAAATAAAATCATTATCTAATATCAATCTATGGGCAAATATAAACCCAAAAGGATCATATAATAATTCACATAATCATCCTGGATGCGATATTTCAGGTGTTTATTATGTTAAAGTACCTAAAGGTAAATGTGGTAATATAGCCTTTAATGATCCTAGAGAATCTTACGCATATGGAAATAGATTTTTTGTTGATAGATATACAAAAGGAGAAACTATACCTAGATATCCAGTAGAAGGAACTATGTTTTTATTTCCTTCTTGCTTGCATCATGAGGTTTCTATAAATGAAACAGATGAAGATAGAATATCATTAGCGTTTAATTTAAATATTCAAGACTAAATAGTTAAAAAAATAATAATGGCTGCATCTGGACCTTTTGTAACTCAAATACAAAACAGAAATTATCTATCAGGTATAGGTTTTAAATTTAACCTAGCTAAGTACCCGAAGGTAGATTTCTTTTCTAATAGTGCCAGAATACCAGAATTAAATTTAGCAGTTGCAACTCAACCAACATATCTAAAGGATATTGATATTCCTGGTGAAAAATTAACTTATGGTGATTTCACTCTTAGATTCTTAATTGATGAAGATATGGAAAATTATATGGCAGTTTATGAATGGTTAACTGGATTGGGATTTCCAGAAACTACAAAGGAATATAAAGATTTAACTACAGACAGTACAGGACAAAGAGATCCTAAAGAAGCATTTTGTGATGGAACACTTAGAATATTAAATAGTAATCTTAGAGAAATTGCAAAAGTAAAATTCAAAGATTTATTTCCAGTATCCTTGACATCTTTGGATTTTGATGCTACAAATACAGATGTTGAATATTTAACTGCAGAGGCATCCTTCAAATATACTATATACGAATTAACTAGTTCTAAATGAATCTTGACAAAATTCAGGAAATGTGGGAGCGTGATGCTGTCATTGATCCTGATAATCTACATGATGAATCTTTGAAGATTCCCCAATTACACGCAAAGTATTATACAGTTTATAATACGATTACTTTATTGCGTGAAAAAGCAAGAGAACAATATAATAAAGTTAGATTAGAGAGGCATAATTATTATACAGGTAAAGCACCAGCAGAAGTTTATATTGAGGAACCTTTTGGATATAAGGTAAGAGAAAAGGATGCTATACAAAGATATATGGATGCAGATGAAAAGGTTCAAAAGATAGATCTTAAAATAAGATATTATGATACTTCATTAAAGTTTTTAGAAGAGATTATTAAAAATGTTTCTAATAGAACTTTTCAAATAAAAAATGCAATAGAATGGAATAAGTTCCAAGCAGGTATGTGATAAATACTTAATATTTCCTAATAAATTCATGGATCATCATTCTGGTGAGACTGATGAATGGGTAGTTGAACTTAAGATGGGCATTACAGAGACTAGATTGCTCTATCACCACATAAACAATTCATTGTATGGGACTTATCCAAAAAAGTCTTTATATTCAATAGAGGAACTTGCATATTTACGAGCATTAAAAAATAAGTTGTTTGCGATAATTTGCGAATATAGTTATGATATGGAAGAATATGATAAATAAAGTATAGAGTAATTTTTGTTACAATGAAGCCAACTCCAAAAGAAAGTAAGAAGATTCACGAAAACTATCAAAAAGTTGTGGAACATCTTATTGAAGAAAAATATGCTGTAGACCATGAGGGAGCAGATAAGATTATTGCTGGTATGAGTCAAGATTGGTTCGATACTATTATTGGATAAATGAAATCATTTGACGAATTTAAAAAAGATCTATCTGAAATGGATAGAACTCTAACTGGTCCAGGATTAGTTGGTGCTGGTATTAGAACTGTTGCAAATGTAGCAGCAGGTCCTCTTAAGAAAGCTACTAAGGTAGCGAATATTTTTAGATCATCTAGAGATGAAAGAATAGATAAAGCTAAAGATAAATTATTAGATACTGTATTTGGTACACCTAAAGATGTTCAAAAACAATTAGATGAACCACAAAAACCAAAATTAGCACCTGGTGAAAAGGGAATTACAGATTTAGCAGACAAAGCATTGGATAGAAATCCAGTTGCTAAAAATCAGATGAAGGATGCAAGAGAAAATGCACCCAAAGATAAGAGAATTGAGAACGCTGTGAACACTACTGAAAAAGGAACTATTGAAAGGTATAAAGCATTAAAGAAAGCTTGGCGTGGAGATGATAATGTAGTGCCTATAAAAAAACCTAAACCAAAAAACCCTGAGAAATAAATCTCTAAATAATCCTACCTTGGTATAGGATTATGAGTCATTTGATTATATCAAAAAAGAATGAAGTTCATCTACACATAGATGCAGAAACCTATGTGTATTATGAATTATCAGATCAATTTACTTTTGATGTGCCTGGTGCAAAGTTTATGCCCCACTATCAAAAGAAACATTGGGATGGTAAGATACGATTATTCAGTACCCAAACAGGTGACATATATGTTGGACTATTAGATAGGGTAGTTCAATTTTGTAAAGATCACGGATATACATACGAATTTAAAGAAAACAAATATTACGGACTACCCTTTGAAGTCAACGATATGATTTCAAAAGAAGGTGTAAAGGATTATATGACTGCGATCTCTAAGCATAAACCTAGAGATTATCAGATTGATGGAGTATACGACGCTTTAAAACATAATAGAAAATTATTGATATCTCCAACTGCTTCTGGAAAGTCTTTGATGATATACGGGATTGTGAGATATTTCGTTGAAAAAAAGCAAAATACTTTGATAGTTGTTCCAACGACTTCCCTTGTAGAGCAAATGTATAAAGACTTTGCAGACTATGGATGGGATGTTGGTTCATATTGTCACAAGATATATGCTGGCAGAGAAAGAGAAACAGATTCTCAAGTTATTATTACTACTTGGCAGTCAATCTATAAACTACCTAGAAAATATTTTGAAAGATTCTCAGTTGTAATTGGTGATGAAGCACACCAGTTTAAGTCGAAGTCACTTATATCTATAATGACTAAATTGGGTAATGCAAAATATCGTTATGGATTCACGGGAACCTTAGATGGATCAGAAACTCACAAGTGGGTTTTAGAAGGTTTATTTGGTCCTTCTTATAAGATTATAAAAACTGATGAACTGATGAAGAAGGGGCATCTTGCCACTTTGGATATCAATGTGCTTCTATTGAAACACCCACCGAATAAATTTGAATGCTTTGAGGATGAAGTTCAATATATTATAGGTCATCAAACAAGAAATAGATTTATAAGAAATTTAGCACTTGATCTTAAAGGCAATACTCTTATTTTATTTGCTAGGGTAGAAGCACACGGAGAGCCCTTATATGAGATGATAAATAGTAATGTTGTGGAGGAACGCAATGTCTTTTTTATTCATGGTGGAGTGGACACCGAAGACAGAGAGAAGGTTCGAGAAATCACTGA